TGGCCATTATTCAGGCTTTAACAGCTGCTTTGAGAAGACTTCGTAAAAGTGGGAAACTTGATACAGCCGGGGCAGGAGATTATCATAAGCGTATGATGGCAGGAAAGCCTACAAGAGAAATGTTAGATCAAGTACTTACAGGAGAGTGGAATGCGGCAATAGAGGCTATACCAGATAGCGATTATATTGATAGAGAAGTGGTTGTAGGAAATATAAACAATATTGCGGCTGGCAAGAAGGTAGAGTCTAATGTAGACACCAGAGGGTGGATGCGGCGTTAAGAATTCGTAGCAGATTGAATTATTAATTAAGATTAAATATTTATAGATGAAGTCCTGGCTTAGTAATATAAGGCTAGGACTTTTTAATTTGAGGTAAGTATGAGCAAGAAAATTTTAAATCATCCAGACAAAGAGACTCTTATAAGCAAGCTTTTAGAAGGAGATTCAGTCAAAGAGGTTGAGCGCTGGCTAAAGGAGAAGTATCCAAGAACAAGGCGACTGCACGTTTCGTATATGACCCTTCAAAAGTTTAGAGCAGAACATCTAAATATAAAAGGGGATGTTCTTGATGATATAAAGAATAGAAGAGGAGAGATTGATCGAGAGGCTTCAGAGGCTGAGGCTAGGATGATTGTGAAAGCTTCTTCGTCATATCAGCAAAAGCTTGAAGAGATTGCTTCTTCTGAGTTGGATGTAACAAGAAGGCTTCTTGAGATGGATAGTCTTATAAATTCAAGAATAGAATACTATTATAATATGTTACAGGAAGGAGGAACCCTCAGAGAGGATAAGATATTTATTGAATATATAAATACCATGAAATCTCTGATGCAAGACTGGAAGAAGTATATTGAGGGTGTTGCGGATAAAAAGATCGAACATAATATTAATATTAGTGTAGTAAATGAACAAGCAAGAATTTTAAAGGAGACTGTGTTAGAAGTGTTGCAAGAGATGAAGCCAGAGTTAATACCTGTTTTTGTAGATAAACTAGATGTAAAGATGAGTCAGATTGATGCTTCTGATCCAAACACCTTTCGCGGAGAGGTAATAGATGTTACTTAATGGAAGAACTTATAAGGTTTTAAACTTAGATGATTTAAATAGTTTGATATCACTTGAAGAGTGGGTCAAAAATAATCTTAGTTTATATCCAGATGATGAAAAAGTATCATCAAATCATTTAAAAACATTTTTAGAATATATTAAAAATAATGCAAGAGATCAGAGAGTCCAGGATAAAAAGGCTTGGTTTGATCAAATTGATCAACTGATAGAGAGGGCGGAAAGTAAGTGAGCGATGTAGGCGAGATAAATGACTTTTTTATAAAAAAGTTGGCTGCTATGCCAGTAGCTTCAAGCACGCCCGCGTTTGATAGATTCGTAGAAAAGACAGCCCATTTGACAGGCCTTGGAATAGATAGCGATGAGAAATTTAAGAGACATTTTTTTATAAAAAAAGCAGCTAAAAGTCTCGGCATAACTCTTTCAGATAGTGAAAAAAAAGAGTTGTTGAAATTAAATATTAATAATTTAAATGATGCTTATTTTGGTGTTGTAAGCTATAAAACAAAGGGAAAGAAAATTATAAAAACCGCATATCCAAACATTGATCATTACAGAGAGGGCGTTGAAAGCGAGGCAGATATGAGCAGGTGGTTAAAAACTGTTCATTTAATCTATGACTCTGTAACAAAAGAGGAAATGACAAAAGAAAATGCTTTGGATTATTATAGTAATTTTTTAGATATAGATAGTGATGAAGATCTAAGGTTTAAAAAGTGGTTTAAATATTATAGCACTGGCGAGCATTTAAAATATAGTTCAAAAGAGGATGGGTACATGAAGAAAGAATCTGTTTATATGAGTAATTTAGGCCAAGGAGGCACTCCGTATTATCACGGGGGCCAAAGTGCATATCTGAATAAAGGAACTGGGAATAATATGCCTGGAGATAGTTTTCATGGATCTGTATTTGATGATGTAGTAGAGACTTCAGAAAGAAAGGCACATAAGGGTGAAAAATTTGGAAGTTGGAAAGCAAAGCTTCATACTGCAATACGTCGTATAGATAAACTTTTAAGAACCGATGAATATATGGATTCTGATACATACAAGATTCTTGCAGAGCACCTCATGAACTTGAGTCTTCAAGTTCAAATGTTAAAGCTCAGCAGTACACTTTCGGACGTAACTCATAACACTGCAAATAAACTTAATAAATTCGGGTGTGCTGAAGGGGCTGATCTTTTAAGGAAGGTTGCTCAAGAGGTTCCTCCTCAGCCGGTCGAAGATGCGCCCCCTGTGGAGCAAATGGCTCCTGAGCAGGCTGAAGGCCTAGACTCTGAAACGGCAGCGCCTGAGGAGGCTGCTCCTATTCCGGAGTCTGAAGCTGCGCCGGGAATGGCGACACCTGAGGAGGCGGCTGAGCCTGGCCCTGCAGATGGAATTCCGAGATCTGATGATGTCGAGCCTGCAAAATTTGAGGATATAACTCCAATCCCTGGGGCTAGACCTGGAGAATATGAAGAGCTGGCAGGCAGTGTTAGTCTTGAGGATGCTGCAAATAAGCTTGATGAAGTAGCGGGAATGCTTGCGGATAGACGTATAATTCGTCAATTAGCTGAGTTTGACATAATGTTAGACAAGATTGGTATAGCTTCTATGTTTCCAGAACTTGCAGAATCTCAAAGTAAATTGATTGATTCATTCTCATATGCTTTAACAAGGGTTACTAAAATGATGGGTCAGCTTGCTAATGCAAAAACACTGGTTGATGCACAAAGCGGGATTCCTGGAGCAGGTGAAGAAGTAGAGGAGGAGGCTGTCGCTGAAGATGTCGCTCCCGAGGCTGAAGATAGAGGCTTTGAGCCGGCTTGATTAGGTTCGCATTTCAATAGAGGCTCATAATGGATCTTGATAGTATATACGTAAAGATATTAAAGATTTGTGAAGATAACCATATAGGCGAACCATTGATTGTTGGCGGATTACCCAGAATCTTATATCTGAATAGGATAGGAAATACTGCAGAAGTAGCTTATGAGCCAAGAGATAGGGTGAGTAAGAGGCAGCAGCTCCTTCAGATTGAGGGCGGAGACTCTCCGACCGAAGAATATAGAGATGTTGATATAACAACAAATAATGCCGATATAACGAGGCTTGCTATCACATTGGCTAATGAAATGAATAGCAATTTTAAATTGTTTAGCGATGGACACGTCTCTGTTTATATGAGCGAAATTATGTTTGATTTTTCAAGCAATTTCATATCTGACGATGTTGTTGATTATATTTCAAAAGAGTTAAATATAAATGATGAAAAAATGTTTGAAGTTTATAGTAGAGAGTTTACAATAAATACATTACATAAAAGATTTTTTGATGATGAAATACTTGATTTTACAAACAATGGAAAAGAAGATTTAGAGCGAAAACTGATAAGAACTAATGTGCCAGCAGAAATAGCCTTAGGTGATGATATCAGAAGAATATTCAGAGCAATAAATTTTGCAGCACGATATGAATTTTCAATAGACAATGATATAATTGATTTTGCAAGAAAAAATAGAGCAAGATTTACGGGCGAGAACAAGTGGGCTTTAAAAGAGGCTTTTTTGACATCGATAGTTGCCGAGTCAATTGGTGACGATCCAGACATAACAATGCATTATTTGTCAGAAATGGAGCTGCTTCCAACGGTACCTTTAGTTGGTGTTTTTAAAGAAGAGGTTATAAAGAGAAGATTGGTTAATAAGTATTTGGATGATGCTATTAATTTAACAGAATATAAATTAAAATCATTGGATATCTAGACTTACTAATACTTTCTTCATTTAGTAGGATATAACTATTATGATTAGAGGAAAAACAACCAAATGTCCCTTTGGATTACCTGTTATAGAAGGCTGCAAAATAGCGGGAGGCTTGGCAGAGAATTCAGAGAGGCCGGCCATTATGGGCATGACCCCTTTGGAGGCCGCAGACAATGAGGAGGAGGCTGCTGAGATAGCAGACAACAATTTAGAGTTAATGCTAATGGTGGAAGAGTATTCGAAGTGTCCTTTTGCAGATATGATTTTTGACAAAAAGAACTCTGTTGATTGCAAATATGACCCAAAGCAATCTACTATTCCTGCGGGTAATGTTGGGTTAAACGGAAGCCCTCTGTATCCGCATATTATGATAGGTAATATGCCAGAGGCTCAATATGGTTATCCGTTAGATTATTATTCTGATAATAATGAAAGTAGAAATGTATACTATGGACTTTATAGCTTAGTAGGATAGGAGAAAAAATGGCTAGTAATTTTAAGACAACGACAATTTATAAAGAATCTCAAGCAAATGAACAAGTCTCCTATATGGAAGGCGACTTGATGAATTATTCGGAAGACGATATGTTCGAAGGATTGTCCGAAGAGGAAATCTTTGGAGCAGGTATGGCTTCTGCGGTTGGTACAGACGATTTAGAGAGTGTAACCCTAAAGGACGTTCTTGAGCCTTTTTCGGAAGGAGAAGGAAGCCTTGGTGAGCTTGGGGGCGAACTGGAAGATCTTGACGAAGACATAACGCAGTTTCTTGAGGAACATGGTGATGTAACTTTGTCTGATTTAATTCCTGGTTCTGAGATAAGATCTGAAGACCTTGACGAAGATGAGGAGGAGAAGGAAACGAATTACGCAGATGATGGAGATCTTTCAAAGTTTATGGAATATGTACATGGCCAGTATCCTGCGAAGATTCCTCAGCATGACGGAAGAAGCATGGTTGGGTGCGAGCGTGCAGTTACATTTTTAGACAGATTAAATTCTCAAATATCTAGGGCTATTCGGGAAGACTCAGACAACGTATTAGACATACAAGGCTTAGAGGATGTTCGTGTAAACATTATGAAGGATGTGCTTGTATTAAAGAAGCACATTGGAAAGCTAAAGAAGATAGTTAAGGATGAGCATGACAAGAAGGCCTCTGTCGGTACCGATGGAATTCCCAAGTGGGTTAATCTTTCCGGAAGAGAGGTTGAGTATGGCGAGCTTACAAAGGAGGCTGCAACTCCAAACAATGTAGTTATAGCCGTTTCGCCGTTTGAGCGTGCAATTTCTGGAATTATGATTAACGCACACGTTTCTGGAGGACACTCTATGGAGGACGTATATGGATTCTTGTCTAAGAAGTACTCTATTGATGATCGAGAAGAGCTTGCAATAATGCAGCTATGCATGGACAGCGGATTTCATATCTTTAAGGATCGTGGAACATACTCTCCAAATGATGCTGATTCGGAAAAGGATTCGAATGGCAAGGCAGGGGTTGATTTCTTGAGAAATTATTTTGCATAGGAGAATTGGGTGTTAAAAGATTTAGTAAATTTGGCGAATAGTTTGGACAGCAAGGGACTTCTTAAAGAAGCGGATCTTGCAGATAGCATCATTAAAGCTGCTGAAAAGAGAGAGGGACTCCTTGAGGGCGCAAAAACTCAGATGGCTACAAATGTGGTTGAAAACTGGGATCCAGAACGCCTTGGTGGTGTGGCAGGTACAGTTGATGCGGAAAAGCTTGCAGATATTGCAGAGCATATGTCTCCGAAAAAATTGGCAGATGCGGTTATAGCCTTGGATCGTAATCAAAAAAGTAGTGTTATGAATCTTCTTTTAGCAAATGAAGAGTTTAAAGGTATTTTGCTAGAAATGCTTATGAGTGGAGAACTAAAGCTTTCTGGTTTTGAAGATGTTCTTTCAGCCCCAGGGCAAGTAGCGCCGGCAGAAACAGGTAGGAAGTGGATGAAGTGGCTTCTTTAGGTATAAATATGAAAGTAAAAAGACAAAATCTGAGTGAAGAATATAGCACAACGGTTGGTTGGGTTAATGACTTTGCCAATAATTTAGAAAAGAATGCTGATTATCTTAGCAATCTTCGCTCTATTATGAAGAAGCGAAATGACTTTGATACAATCGAAGAAAAGATGGCAGATTTAAAGGCTCGCGCTGGTTTTGATCTTGTTAAAAATGTAAATACCAATACGGAAGAAAATATAAAAGAGGCAGGCTGTGGAGGCTCATGCTCTGGATCTTGCAAGCCGTGTCAGGCAAAGGGTAAGAAAGGCAAGGATGATGATGTCTTGAGCACTCTAAAAAGTATACTTAGCTATATACAGGATTTTGCAGAAGATCGTCCTGACGCAAATTATGGAACAGTTATAACTCATTGCAGAGATCATCCAAACCTTGGATATGACAGAATAGAGGGAAGGCTTCATAATGGCAAGTTTAAAGCCATGATTGAAAAGCTCTTAAGCAAACACAAAAAAGATCCGGAAATAGTAGAATATGTATCTGAGGCAGATATGCCATCATCTTTTGAAGATGATATTGCAGATTACATGAGTCATGCTCAAACCGGATCATAATGTCAAAGAAACAAAGTCAAGAAAAACTTTTTGAACAACTCAAGGAAAGCTTCTTAGACTTCGACCCAGCACACTTTGTTCAAAACAATTTAACATTGGATGGAGCAGAGTTTAAAGTCTTGGATAATGGGTGGAAGTTTATGGCCGATATATATCGGTATATAGCCTTGCAGGCTACTAGAAAAGATGGTAAGCCGGTTGTTATAAAGAAGGGTCGTCAGGTCGGAGCGACAGTCATGGCTGGTGCTTTGGATTTGTTTTTTACAAACAGCGGCTTATTTAATAAGCCTAACGTTAGAGTTGTTCATCTGTTTCCTGCATTGGGTCAGGTTAAAAAGTTTTCGCAAGATAAGCTTGAAACTTTAATAAGAACTGCTAAAAATGACTTTGTGAATGAAAATAAATTAATTAGCTCAAACTCTGTAGACAATCTAACAATGAAGCAGTTTAATACAGGCACTTTGTGGATAGACAGCTTGGGTACTGATGGCGATAGAATTCGTGGTATGACAGCTGATATAATCTTTTTTGATGAGGTCCAAGACATGTTTGGTCATGCCATTGGTAATGCTACAAAGATTTTAACAGCAGCAAAGTATGGTCCGACAGGCCAGGGTGTGCAAGTTTATTTTGGAACACCAAAGCAGAAGGGAAGTTACTTTTCTACAATATGGGATATGTCAGATCAACGTTATTATCACTTAGGGTGCGTAAACTGCAGGGAGACATATCCTTTTTATTTGCCAGATGATGACAGGTGGAGATCTATATGGCTCAGCGAAAACACTATTCAGTGCCCTCTGTGCGGAACAAAGCAGAAAAAAGTTGAGGCAATTGAACATGGAAAGTGGGTTGGGTCAAAAGACCCAGATGATTGTGAGTTTGTAGGTTTTCATATAAATCAACTTTATATTCCATATTTTACAAAAGAAAATATTGAAAAGTTGATGCCAGAAAACAATCCGGCTCAAACAGAGCGAATTTGGAAGAACGAAGTTGTTGGAGAGTTTTATTCTGGAGCAGGCTCTCCTCTCACTAAGGCTGAAATATACGATAAATGTAGAGATCCAGATAGATACTTTTCTAAAAAGATTAGCCCAAGAGATAAAACTGTTTACTTAGGAGTAGACTGGGGCGGAAAAGAAGATGATCCAAACTCAAGAGGGGGTCAGTCTTACTCTTGTGTTGTAGTGCTGTCAGCCCAGCCGGACGGAACGCTGCTTGTTGAGCATGCACACAAGTTACGCAAGAATAATTTTTCCTTTAAGAAGGATACAATAAAAGAGATGTATAGAAGGTTCGGAGTGCAACGAGGGGTATCAGACTGGTTCTTTGGGCAAGATGTAGTTCATGATCTACAATCTGTGTATAGAGAGAGGTTTTTAGGCGCTCAAGGGAGCGGAAGTTTAATAAAGCCTATGAAATACAGAGAGGATGAGTTGATAATATCTTATAATAAAAATCTTTTAATTGACGAACTGTTTGATTTATTTAGAAAGGGTAAAATAAGATTTCCCTGGAAAAGTTATGAGCATTTGGAATGGCTTATAGATCATTGTACATCTATGGAGTCAAAGGTTAGAATTACTGGAGGACAGCCAATAAAGGCTTTTGTAAAAGGGCCTGGACCGAATGACGGATTGATGGCGCTTATGTATGCTTATATGGCATATAAGTTTGATTTAACGAAAGGTTTTACTATTAAACCTGGTTTAGAGAGAAAGTCAGATTATTTAAGGTCTACATTAGCAAGGGTTAAAAGGAGAGTTTAGAGTATGAGACGAACAGATAGGCCAAAAACAACTATTTCAAAAAAGGCAGCGGATTCAATATCTGAAGTGCGGCGAGCCCAGATTACAGATGCTGCAAATAAGCGGATAGATGCTCAGTCTGAGCCAAAAATTTATGGAAGTGTAGCACATAGTCCCGGCTTTAAAAGCAATAGTTTAAACTTGCTTAAAAATGCATCTATAGCATCTCCTATGGGAAGCCCTACGGTATCTTCCACAACAGATCGGATGTCTCCAGAGATTTACTCTCCATTATTTCAGCTAGCCAATCTTAATCTTCCGCGTGATCGCGTAACTATGAATGCATGGAATCGTGTTTTTTATGATACACATCCAATTGTTAGGAACGCCATCAACTTACACGCTTCTTATCCGATAAGCAAGATTAACATTACATGTAAAGACAAGAAGGTGCAACAGTTTTTTATGGAGATGGCAGAGAAGATCGATCTGTATTCAATTGTTTACGGTGCTGCTTTGGAATTCTGGAAGATGGGAGAGGCCTTTCCTTATGCAGAATTAGATGAAAGCCTTGGAACATGGAGTCGTATAACCATTTTAAATCCAGACTATGTTCATGTTAAAAAATCTGTTATTGGAAACCACACTCTTGTATCGCTAAGGCCTGATGCAAATCTGCAAAGAATTATAAACTCAAGCTCTCCTGCTGATTTGGCGTTGAGAAAGTATATTCCGAAGCATATAACTAACTACGTTAGGCGTGGTCAAAATATTCCATTAGATGCTTTTAATGTATCGCACCTTAAGTTGTTAAGCTCTCCCTATGATGTAAGGGGCACTTCGGTAATTGTCTCTGTTTATAAGGATTTGATGTTATACGACAAGTTGAGAGAGAGCAAATTTGCTCAGGCAGATGGGATGGTGAATCCACTTACCCTTGTAACCCTTGGTGGAGAGGGGGATTATAGGCCAACCCAGGCTGATATAGAAGCTTTTAAAGATCTGCTTGAGGAAGCTCAATATGATAAGGATTTTAAGATCGTTACGCATAATGGCGTAAAAATAGAGCGCAATGGATTTTCAGGCGGAGTACTGGAAATTGGAACTGATGTAGAGCTTATAATTAATAATCTATATGCAGGACTGATGACTCCTAAGGCTCTGATGGATCAGGAGGCTGCAACATATGCAAGCTCATCTGTTGGGCTTGAGGTTCTAAGGCAGAGATATGATATATTTAGAAACATGATGAAAAAGTGGCTTGAAAGAAAGATCTTTGCTCCAATATGCGAACTTCAAGATTTCTTTGAATATAAAGATGGAGAAAAGAGGTTGCTCGTTCCATCTGTTGACTTTAACCATATGAACCTATATGATATGGCAGACTTTATTACGGCTATAGGTCAGTTTGTTGGAAATAAGCAAGTGTCTCTGCAAACTCTTCATAGAAGTCTTGGGCTCGGGTACGAAGATGAGCGCAGAAGAATACGCGAAGAGATGATTGATGAGCAAATATTTGCTAAAGAACAGCAGGTTTTGGGCAACATGAAACTATCAGAACTTCTTGGGCTCGATCCTAGCAAGTCTATCTCAGAGCCTCCTGAGGGCCTTGGCGCTGCTCCTGCCGGTGGAGAAGGATTGCCTGGAGTTCCAGGTGGAGATGCAGGCGGTGGAGATATGGGCGGCCTTGGTGGAGATGCAGGCGGTGGAGATATGGGCGGCGGAGAGATGTAATTGTTATGAGCAGATTTATCAAAAAAGGCCAAGATCTCGGCGGCGTAAATATAGACTCTGGTGGTCACGATATAGCAGTAGAAGATGAATCCGGAGGTTCAGTCGATCCTGCCGATAGCGGTGAGAAGGATCCTTCCGAAGGCGGGTCAGAAGAGGGGAAGGCTGAGTCGAAAAGTAAAGATAATTCGAAAAAGCAAAAGGTTATTGATGCGCGCTTGATGACAGCTGTTTTAAAGGCTGTTGACAAAGGTATCGATAAAGGTATCGGAAAAGACTTTGCATCAACTAGCGGCGGGGCTGGAGGAGCTATTGTTGATGGATTGTTTCGAGGTTTATCCCTTATGCTCGGACAGACCGGAGGATTGCTCGAAAGACAGGTTAAAACAGAATCTACTTTAGAGTTTAATAATACAAAGGT